GATCGCGCCCTCGGCGATCCTGCCCACCGCGTACCGGGGCAACGCTGCTAACGCTTTTGTCGCCGCCGAAACCGGCGCAGCGCTCGGCCTCGAACCCCTGCAGGCTCTCGCGTCTATTGCCGTCATCAACGGGCGCGCGACATTGTCATCGGACCTTATGGCCGCAGTGATCCGCCGCGCGGGCCACACCCTACGCATCGTCGAAAACAGCCCTGAAAGCGTGACTGCGACGCTCATCCGTGCGGATGACAAGACGTTCAAATTCGAGGTGACCTGGGACAAGGACAAGGCCGTGAAGGCGGGCCTGTGGGGTCAGAAGGGGCCCTGGTCGCAGTACCCGACCCAGATGCTTAGGGCACGCGCGATCACCGAGGTCGCCCGTCAAGGCGCTTCCGAGGCCCTCATGGGGATGATATACAGCCCCGAGGACTTCGGGGCCACCATGACGGAGACGGGTGAGGTCATCGAAGCGGAGATCGTCGCCGAGGCCCCCACACCCGCAAAACCGAACCCGAAGCCGGCCGCGAAGCCCGCGGCGGCACCCTCACAGCCCGCCACCCTCGGTAAGCCCCTCACGCCCGCGCAGGCCAGCGTCGCAAAGGGACTCGACATCCTAAACTTCACCCAGGAAGCCTACGACGCGCTGTGCAAGCGGTGCCTCGGCCAGCTCATCTCCGTCGCCGCCCTGAACGACGAACAGGCCGCGTCGCTGCACTCTGAGCTGATCGCTATCTACAACAGCGGTCGCACCCAGCCCGCGCCCGAACCGGCGCCCGAGGCCGAGGTCGAGATCATCGACGACCAGGCCCCGATCTTCGATTACGGCGACGACACCGATCCGAACGGAGGCGCAGCATGAAAACCCCAAGCGCAGACACCGTGTCTATCGCCGCCCGCCGCGCACGCGTAATGTACGTGAATCGCCCGCACGTGAGCGAACGCGTGCATCAGATGATCGTGACGGCGGTTGTCGCCGCCGAAGTCTGGCATTGGGAACGCCAAATCATGGAGAGATACCGCGCCGGCTCCACGCCCACCCCCGGTATGGACGGAGGGGCAGCGTGAACGGCATCGACCTGTACGACGGCATCACCCTGCACCAGGGGGATTGCCGGGACATCATGCGCAGCCTCCCCGCCGATCATTTTGACGCCGTCATCACCGACCCCCCGTACGGGATCAGCTTCGCAGGCGAGAAATGGGACACAGCCACCCCGCAGGGGTTCCAGGCGTGGGCGCAGTCATGGGGCGAGGAGGCGCTACGCGTCATCAAGCCCGGCGGCTACCTGCTCGCGTTCAGCGCGCCCCGCACATACCACAGGCTCACGAGCGGCCTCGAGGACGCCGGCTTCGAGATCCGCGACGCCATGGCATGGATACGCGCCGACGGCAAACCCGCCGGAATGGACCTCTCATCAGCGTTCGACCGCGCCGCGGGCGTCCTGGATCAACGTGAAGGCCGCGACGTGCGTGAATGGGCAGACGAGGCAACCGCGACGCGCATGTCATCTCACAAGCTCCACGCCACCGGCGAACCTGTCACTGACGACGCAAAAGCCTGGGAGGGGTGGGGCGTCGGCTTGAAACCCGCTTGGGAGCCCATCGTTGTTGCGCGGCGCCCTCTCGAGGGCAGCCTGGTCGACAACGTCCGCGCACGCGGCACCGGGGCGATGAACATCCGCGCAGGCATGGACGCAGCGGGCGGCTCGTACCCGCCGAACCTACTCATGGGCGAGCAGGCCATGGCCACCGCCGTGCAGCAGGGCGCCCCCGACCACGTATGGCCCGTGTTCCGATACCAACCGAAGGCCCCCAGCCGCGAGCGCCCCATCGTGGGGGGGGGTACAACACGTCACAGTGAAGCCCCTCGAGCTCATGCGCTACCTGGTGCGCCTGGTCGTGCGCCCCGGTTCGCTGATCCTCGAACCCTTCGCCGGGTCGGGCACGACCCTGCAGGCGGCGGCCATGGAGAACACGCGCGCGGTCGGCTGCGAACTCGACGACCGTTACATCCCGCTCATCAAAGCCCGCTTCGCGCAGGGCATCGAAGCGCCCCTCGACCTGTTCGGACTGGACGGTGACGCGGCATGATCGCCCGATGGGAGCAGATCACAGGCCGGGCAGCCCCACCCCCTTCGACACCATCACGCCGCCCAGGCGGCAAACCCCAGCTCTCCACACGGTTCGTTGAATGGCTCATGGGCCTAGCCGACGGCCACGTCACCGACCTCGACCTGTCACGTGAGCGCCAACTACGGCTCCTCGGGAACGGAGTCGTCCCCCAACAAGCCGCGCTCGCGGTCGGGACGCTCATCCGAGCGGCGCGGACGGAGGAACGCTCATGAGGGTGCCGATCCGTGTCCAACGCCAGCGGACACGCGGGTGGCGTATGCCCGCGCACACCAAGTACGTGGGCAGGGGGAGCCTGTACGGGAACCCCTACCGAGTCGCCCGAACACGACGCGAACTCGATGCTGGCGATCCCATGGTTGTCGCCACGCCCGATGAGGCAGTCGAGCGATTCCGTGAGTGGCTCGAGACAACGAGGGAGGGCCGCCACGTAGCGGACTCTGCCCGCCGCGTCCTCTGGGGTCGCGACCTCGCGTGCTGGTGTCCACTGGGCCAGCCATGCCACGCAGACGTTCTCCTAGAGATCGCGAACCCGCGCGGCCTCGCCGAATACGCCAACCCCTACTACCGGACGTGGGAAAGGTCCCCCCACACACAAGATTCACTTCTCACAGAGGAGGAAACAGGATGACTACGTTTGACCCGTTCGCCGGGCTTGACGGCGTGCGCACCTACCAGGAGCGCGTCATGGTGCGCGCGGTGCGCCTGACCCGCGACAACGCGACTGCGATTGCGAAGATCGCCCGCAAGGTGGTCGCATGCACCGACGACGGCTTGATCTACCTGACCGGGCCCGGCCCCACCGTGTGGGCCATAGAAGGCGACATGATCGTGGCCACGCCTGGCAGGCTGCGCGTCTCGAATCGCACGGCGGGCGACTTCCGCGCCTGGTACACGCACCCCGGCCAGGCCATCACCGAGGAGGAACTCGCGTGAACTTCTATGCCTACAGGCTCACGGGCGACCCCGAGGCCGACACGAAAGCCCTGAGAGCGTGGGGCCTCGGCGTGACTGTCCGCAATGAGGGCAGCGAGCTTGCCGTCGAAGTTAACAACCCCGGCTATTGGCTGACGGGGTGCTGCGGGTACAGGTGGTTCGCGCACGCTGGAAGCCTGGTTGTTTTCTCGCCTGATGAGCGCGGCCCTATGCACATCAAGGTTGTCCCCGAGGTCACCGCAGACGACGCACCGAAGAACAGGAGCAACCGATGACTACGGAACTGACCATCGGCGCTATTGACCCAGGTTACGGTGGCCTCCCTATCGGTGTGGCCGCCGCGCTGGGCGGCGCGACGCTCGCCTGGCACGCACACCCCGGCCAGGCGGCCGACTGCCCCGGACGCACGGCGATGCGCTACCACCACCCCCATGCGGGCGCGCACACCGTCATCGACGCGCCGCCGCCGATGGTGGACGTGCTCACTATCAACAGGTATGCGACCTGGCAGACCACGGGCGCGCCGCTTATCGACGAAGGCTACAAACCGCCGCTCGTCATCGTCGAGGCGCAGCTCCCCAACGACGAAGCCGTGCCCATCTGCGAATACCTCGACAGCCACGGATACCGCTCGTTATGGCTTCGCATGTGCTCGAACGATGTCGGCGCACCCCACCTCCGCCTACGCTCGTACGCGATAGGAGTCCGCAACGACTGCCCCGCGCCACGCGTGAACGAAGCGTACCTGGACGCTGCCCCATGGACCGGCAGCCTATGGACCAGCCCGAGTGCTTACTGCACCTACCTCGACAGCGAGGCAGACAGGTGGGCGCGCGCCGACATGGAAGGAAAGGCCGACAGCCGGGCACTCGAACACTGGGAGAAAGTCACCGGCGAACGGTACCCGTATCCCCTGTACACGTTGCCCACCAGCCCCGCCCCGGGCCGCCTGTCCCTCGGCTTCGTCGAGTGGATGATGGGGCTACCTATCGGCTACGTGAGCACGCCGGACATGCGCCTCACCCACGACCAGCGCATGGGCCTGCTCTACTCGGGCACCGTGCCCCTACAGGCCGCCCACGCCGCCGCAGTCGCCCTAACGCATATGGACGACAAATGAGCCGTCACACGCTCACAATCGGCGTCCACAAAGCCCTGTGGCTCACCGCTAACCAGAGACTCCACTGGTCAACGCGGATGCGACGCACACGGATGCTCCGAGCCTACGCAGCCAGCGAGGCCCGCATCCACGGCCTGGCAGGCAGTCGCCTCGGCCCCAGCATCGTCACAGCCATGATCGGCTACCCCACCAAGGGGCGCGCCGACCCCACCAACGCCGAACCAACCGTGAAGGCCATCATTGACGGCCTCGTGGACGCCCGCGTCTGGGACGACGACGACCACACACACCTACCCCTCGTTGCCTTCGCGCGAGACCCGCAAAAATCGCCCAAGGGCATCCACACGGTGACCCTCATAATTCAGGAACAGGAGACCAAATGAAGCACTACATCCGAGGCCATTTCACGGTCACGTTCGACCGCGCCGACGGCGTCACACCCTCCGTCGTGACCGCCCTACTGGCACAACTCAAGCCAGGCGCAGTCATCGACGACATGACCGTAGACCGGCAGACCCCCCTTCACGAAGGCCGACGCCTCGTCATCGCCTACCGCGAGCCCGCCGAGAATGGCAACTGACATGAGGAAGATCGAAACGCAGACCGCCCACACCGTGAAGCTCACCTGGGGCCGCAAGGAACTGCTTGAAAAAAGCGACCTTATTCGCGGGCTAAGTGACACCCTGCCTGACGGCGCGTTGATCACAGGCTTATCGGTCGCTGACATCCCAGTGGAAGAGCCACACGAGATAACCCAGGTAGCAAAGCGGGTCCTCACGATCACGTACGTCGACAATCCAGCCTTCGCACGCTACAGGAGGCCATGACATGGCACGCAAACGCAAACGCAAACCGACCATGTATGTGACGTTCAGACTGACAGATGACAAGCCGATCCTCCCGGAAACCGTGCAACGGATGCTCGATGAAATGCCCGTCTACTCAGACATCGTTGAAATGCGTATCACCGAAGATGACGGGCCGATTCCAACGCGCCGCGTCGCTATCTACTACACCACAGTAATGCCTTGGGAGGCCCAGTAATGCCCAGGAAGATCAGGCACACAACCGTGCGCTTCAACGCGTCGTTCGGAATCGACCCTGAACAGCTCGCCAAGGCGATTACCGGCCTACCTGACACCGCCCGCGTGCTCACCATCGAGACAGTGGAGCAGGGCTACCAGGCCGTCGCAGAAATCACCTACTACACGCAGCCAGAGCGGAAACACGAAGATGCTTAGCGCAGTCCGTACCGAGCTACTCACGATCCGCGTTGAACACGGCGAACGGATCGACCCCGGCGAACTCATCGAGGCGCTACAGACCATCCCCGACGGGTGGGTGATCGCAGACATCAGCGGCTACGCGCTCGCTGACTACCAGCAAATAGAGATCCGCATAGAGCCAGACGAAAGGATGAGCTAATGGCACACACCGGCTTCAAGCGGCCCGGCCGCTACGCGGCCCTCGCAGCCGCGTACTACGACGACCCCGCAATTATCGCCGTCGGCCCCGACGCCGAGCTGTGGTACGTGCGTGCCCTCGCCTGGTGCGCAGCACACCCCGAAACCGACGGCGTCATCCCCCTCGAGGTCGCCGTCAACCGCCTCGGCATCCCCGACGCAATGTCACGCGTGACAGAGTGTGACAGTCACGGTCTTGTCACAAAAAGTCACGCCGCCGTAAGCGTGACAAATTGGCTCAAATGGAACGCCCCCTACCGTGACACCCAGGCGAAAAACGATGCAAAGCGCGCCGCCGCGAGGGCAAGAAAAGCCCGTGAACGCGCCCGAAAGTCCGAACAGGGCGAACCGGAGCATGTCACGCGTGACATGGGGCGTGACATGGGGCGTGACATGGGGCGTGACACGCGGAGCAAAGAGAAAAGAGAAGAGAGAAAAGAAAGTATTACTACTCCCCTTTTAGTTCCCCCCTCATCCGAAATCCTCACCCTCGCCGTCGCTGAGACTCAGACCGTCGCCGCTGACGCGGCGCCGGCAACCGCGAGCGCCAACACCGTCGAAGCCAAGAAGCCTTCACCGCGAGCGCGGGCCTCGCGTGGAACCAGGCTCCCTGACGGGTGGCAGCCGGACCAGGCCCTCGCGGACTGGACCCGCGCCAACGCCCCCGCCGCGGCGAACGCCGTCGAGGTCGACCGCTTTCGGGACTACTGGCAATCGCTCTCAGGGCAGCGCGGCGTCCGCGCCGACTGGGCTGCCACGTGGCGCAACTGGGCGCGCAGGTGCCAGGAACAGCACACTCAGCCGAACCGAGGCCCCGCCCCGCGTGCCACCACCGACGACCGCGTCAACGGGTGGCTCGCCCTCGCGGACAGCCTCGACCCCAACCACCAGCCCACCAGCCAGCCCAGCCTGATCGCCATCGAAGGAGCCTGTGCATGACCCCCCAAGAAGCCGCGAAAGTACTCGCCAAAGCCGCCGCCTACGACAACCGCCAGCCCAACGAGGCCGCAGCCCTCGCCTGGGCCGAAGCCCTCAACCAGGACATGCCCCTCGCCGATGCGCTGCGCATCGTCAGCGAGCACTACCGCGACGAACGCGCATGGATCATGCCCGCCGACATCAACCGCCGCTGGCGCAGCCTCGGCAAGGCCAGGCTCGAAACCGCCGTCCGCATGGGCCTACCCGAGCCGCCCGACGAACTCGCCGACACCCCCGGCGACTGGGCAGCCTGGAAACAAGCCCAGATCCGAGCCATCAAAGCCGGATGCGACGGGGCACAGGCAGACGCCCGCGCCTGGCACGCCATCCAACGTACACCCCGCGAACGCCGAGAACTCCCATCCGCGCCCCCGCCCGCCGAGTGGCAGGCCATGCTCGACGCAGCAACCCCACAACAAGCCCCCAGCGCGGGCCACTGACAGGCGAACAACCCCCCGGCGGTACCCACACCCACCCGAGGGGCTGGGAGGCCCGGAAAACGCTGCACAGCGAATCGACCGGGCAGGCAATAAACGCGCTCGCGGCCCACAACAACCACCCCACGCCGCATAAACGGCGCGAAATCAACGAAAAGGACACATCAATCATGGCAATCGAAGCAACCATCAGCGGAAACCTGGGCGCCGACCCAGAAGTCAGGTGGACCCAGGGCGGCCAGCAAGTCACGGATCTGCGGATCTGCGCGACGCCGCGCAGGCAGCGCCGCGGCCCGGACGGTAAGCCCACGGGCGAGTGGGAGGACGCGGGAGCACCCGTGTGGGTGCGCGCCGCCCTGTGGGGCGAACGCCACTCGTGGATCGCTGAGACGTGCCGGAAAGGTGACCAGGTCGCACTCAGCGGCGTGATCGCCAAGGTCGAATTCACCGGCAAGGACGGCCAGCGCCACGAAGCCCTCGAAGTGATCAATCCGCGATTCCTCGGATCGACCGCCGCGCGACGCCAGTACCAGGCGCAGCGCGGGCCAGCGCCCGCGCCGGGCAACGTCACGGGTCAGCCCGGCGGCGGCAGCCCGTGGGCCAACCAACCCTTGCCCACCGACCCCCCGTTTTAATATGTACAGCCCACCCCTCTAAAATCGGAAGGGAGACCCCCGCCAATGCCCACGCACACGCAGATGCTCGCGCAGATCGCCGCATGGCTCCCCGCCCTCGACGACGCCGCCCACACCGCGACCGGCTTGCACTCCCCCCGCCCCACCTCGGGCGGCCACAGCGGGACCAGCGGGGGCCTCCCCTACCACCTCGCTGCCGTCCTCGACACCACCGACGACGGACCCACCGGCATCCGAACCAGCGCTGGTGTCCTCGACGTCCTCCACCCGTGGGCGGTGCAGCTCGCAGATGAGCGCAGCGAGCCAACGCCCGCCCGCCGGTCCACGCTCCCCTACCTGATCGGCACCATCACGTGGGCGCAGGCCCACGCAGCCGACTGGGAAGCCCTCGCAGACACCATCGCCGACACGTGGCGCATCCTCGCTCGAGCGACCGGCCACACCCCCGCCGTGATCGGCACATGTCCGAATTGCGGCGGCGACATTACCACAGACCCCACCCCTAGCGGTATCCCCGAACATGGCTCGTGCGAGCGGTGTGACCGCTGGTACCAAGATAAGGACGACCAAGAAATGACACGTAAAGTAGCCCTGAATGACGTTCTCAGGAACACCCGTAATCCCGCCATCTACGTGGACTGGGCGACCCTCTCCCAGGCGTTCCCAAGCCTCTCCCATGACAGGCTCAGGCAGTGGGCGCACCGAGGCCACGTGCCCACCGAGCCCGGCCCGCTCTACCAGGTCGCCGCCGTACATGACCGGCTCGACCGTGAGCAGGGTGTGGCATGAACGCCGCTGACATCCTGGACGCTCTGCGCAAGGCCTGGCCGTCCGCTGCGATTGTCCCCGAGCTGGAAATCAGAGACGAATACGCTTATGCCAACCTGGACAACCCGGACGGGCATGACTCGCTGGTGCGTCGCATTGACGCGCTCATGATCGACAAGCAGATCCGTACAGCAATTGAAATCAAGGTGGACAGGGCTGACGCGAAGCGCGAAACGTGGGCGAAGATTCGCCCCTGGAAACGCGTCACACACCGATTCTTGTACGCCGTGCCCGAAGGACTCATTGACACATCACCAGTCATTGACGCGTCAATCGGCATCGTCTGGGTGCGCGCTGATGGCACAATCGAGTGGCGACGCAAGTGCAAGATCAACCACGTGCCTGAACCTCTCCCCGGCATCGTCGTCGAGCGCCTCGCGCGACGAGCAGCCCAATACGCTCTCCTGCGACAGGAGACAGCATGAAGCGCCGAGTTTTCACCCGCATATGCCAGGCTGCCCCACCTATCACGGTGGCTGCCATAACAGCCGCAAAGGGGTACGCCAATATCGCGTGCGGTGACCAGGCGTTCGGCGCGGCTCAGATAGCCACAGCAGTACTTGTTGTAGCGCTAACTATCGTCCAAGCAAGGTGGGTGCAATGACAGATGATCGCGCCCTGCGCGCTCTCGACCTCGCCACTGCAGGCCTAAGCGTCGCCAAGATCGCCGAACTGCTCGACACCACCGTCAAGGACGTGAAGGCCCTCATTAAAGCCGGGAAGAAACAAGACCCGCGCGACTACGACCCCGACGTAGAAGCCCGCCGCCTCGACAAGATGAGTGCCGCACTCTGGCCCCTCGCTTCTCAGGGCGACCCCGAGACCGTCGGCGTCGTCGTCAAGCTCATGGAACGCCGCGACATGATGGATGCAACCATCGACGGTGACCTAGCCGCCGCCGTCAAAGCCACTGCCAAACTACAGAAGGCACACCGCGCACAGGTGGCGACACGCGCGGATACCAAGTAGCGGATACCCCCTAAGTGTGCTAGTGTCACACTTGAAGCGGGTGTAGTGTGCCACGGATACCCTACCTCCTGATCGATACCAAGACCCCCGACCCGGTAACAGGGGTCTTGCGTATCACCCCACCCACACACGCAGGGACACCTACCAAGGCAGCCGCCAAGCAAGCGCCAAGCCAAAGCCCAACGACGGGCACACAACCACGCGAGCGACACGACACCGCAACACCCGCCCCCACACCCGCACAGTGAAGGCACAGACCATGTCCCGCCGCCGCTGCCCACACCCGGGATGCCCCGCCCTCATCCCCCATCCCGGCCCCCGCCTATGCCCAACCCACAACCGCGAGCGCGAACAGCGACGAGGCTACTCAACCGCGCGCGGGTATGACCGCCACTACCGGGCCGCCCGGGCACAGGCCGCCCGTCTGGTGGAGGCCGGCCAGGCCGTGTGCTGGCGGTGTGGCAAGCCTATCGAGGCAGGCGAACCGTTTGATCTTGGTCATGATGACGATGATCGTTCGATCATTCGCGGACCAGAACACGTTTTTTGCAATCGCAGCGCCGCAGGCAAAGCGGCGCATAAATACGCCCGAACCGAAACGGACTGACGCATACACCCCCCAGGGGGGTGGCCCCGACCGGGGGCCCGTCAGACCGCCGGTGAGGGGTGTAAACAGTGCGGAGGGTTCAAAATCTTCCGCCCGCAACTGAAAAAGCCGCCCGGCGCGACGCCGAGGTGGCCCTGCAGGCAGGCGCGACGCCGGCCAGCGAGGAGACAGTTATGACGTCCGGTGGAGCGCGCGCCCGAAGTGGGCCGCCCGTCAACCCCAACAGTGCCCGAAGCGATGCCCGTGGGGTCGCCTTCCGTCAGCTCGGCGGCGTTCCTGACACGGCGCCCGTTCCCGAGTTCGCCATGCCCCCCATGCAACTGTGGGAGACCCTGCCCAACGGTGGCAGGCGGTTTCGCAAGCTTGCAACCGAGCTGCGCTGGAAGCGCGAACTCGAACTGTGGGAGTGGGTCTGGCGGACGCCTCAATCCGAGGTGTGGCGTGAACAGCCCTGGATGACGTATAACGTCGCGCAGTGGGTGCGCCTCGCCGTCACGTGCGAGGAGGAAGGCGCGAAGGCTGGCGACAAGACCGCGCTTATGCGCCTGGCCGATCAGATCGGCCTCACGCCCTCGGGCCTGGCGCTGAATCATTGGCAGATCACGACCGGCCGGCCCACCGACCAGGCCGAACCCTCTGAGCGCCCGGCCCGCCGCCGCTCATCCCGCGCCCGTCTCGCTGGCATGACCGTCGTCGACGGCGACGCCAATGGCACATGACGAGTACGCGCCGCCCCCACTCAGCTTGGACTTCAACCCGGATCACACTCTGGGTTTCCTGATCTCGGATTGGATCGAGGCCCACTGCCTCGTCCCATCCGGCGTCTACTTCAATCAACCGCTCGTACTCAACGGTTGGCAGTTGTACTGCAACGCCAACCATTACCGCATCAAGGCCAAAGCCGTTGCGGACCCGCACCGGCTGGTGGAGCCGTTCACCTACCGTCGTAGCCTGTGGGTGGGCCCTCAGAAGTCGGGTAAGTCTCCGCTCGCGGCGGCGGTGGCGCTCGCGGAGGGTGTGGGTCCGGCGATGTTCGCGGGCTGGGCGCGCGACGGCGACGTGTACCGCTGTTCGGACCACGGGTGCGGTTGCGGGTGGGAGTACTGGTATGAGCCTGGGGAGGCCATGGGGCGGCCCCGCGACAAAAGCCTGATCGCCCTACTCGCGTTCGCCGAGGACCAGACGCGGAACGTTTACGAGCCGTTGCAGGCCATGATTAAGAGCGGCCCTCTCGGGGACTTCGTGCGTGTCCGCGAAGGTTTCGTGCGCTTGCCGAATGAGGGCAAGATCGTGCCCGTCACGAGCGCGGCCAGGTCAAAGCTCGGCCAGCCCTTCACGTGCGCTATCGCGGACGAGTCGGGCCTATACACGCCCCAATCGGGCGTGCTGAACACCTGGCAGACGATCCGCCGCGCCGTTGCGGGTATGCAGGGCCGCACCATTGAGCTCACGAACCCGTGGGACCCAATGGAGGACAGCGCCGCACAACAGGCGTATCAGTCGAGGGCGCGGGACATCTTCAAGTTCTACGAGAAGCCCCCCTTGGACTGGGATTACACGAAGAAGGCGGATCGCTCCAAGATCCACCGCTTCGTGTACGCCTCATCCCCGTGGGTGGACCCCAAGGCGATTGACGCCGAGGTCGACGAGCTCATGGAAACCGACCCGACGCAGGCCGAGCGCTTTTTTGGCAACCGCCTCGTTCAGGGCAAGGGGTCGTATCTGACTGAGAAGGTCTGGGATCGCCAGACGCGCGACGAACAGCCCAAACCGGGCTGTGAAATCGCCCTGGGCTTTGACGGTTCGCGGTCGGGTGACTGGACGGCGATTCGCGCCGAAACCGTCGACGGCCTGCGCTTCACCCCCACGTACGGCCCAGATCAACGGCCTACCGTGTGGAACCCCGAGGAATGGCCCGAGGGCCGTATCCCGCGTGGTGAGGTGGACGCGGCGGTCGCTGAGCTCATGGACCGCTACACGGTGCAGCGGTTCTACTGCGACCCGAGGCACTGGGAAACGCAGATAGACCACTGGGAGAACCTCTACGGCGATTACGTGGTGGTGCAGTGGCCGACGAACTCGATCACACGCATGTTCGCGGCCCTGGTGCGTTTCCGCGAGGACCTCGCCGAAGGCCTCACCACGCACACCCGGGATGAGACCGCGAAGCTGTGCGCGCTCCACGCCCGGAAGGTCGCTAAGCCCGGCGACAAGTTCATCCTCGGTAAGCCCGCTGAGCACATGAAAATCGATGTGCTCATGGCCGACATCCTGGCCCACGAGGCCGCGGCGGATGAGCACGCCGAAGGCTGGGAACCCGGCGGCGCGATCTCCTTCGCATGGTAAAGGACACGACATGACTGACCAGATCACCCGCGCCGAAGAGCGCCTGCTCGCCGACGCCGAGAACGCCCTCAACGCGCTGGCCCCGGCAGACCGCAAGCACCGCGCCTATTACGAGGGCCGCCAGACCCTGCAGCACCTCGGCCTGGCCCTGCCCCCGGCCCTGCGCTCGCTCGAGACCGTCGTCAACTGGCCCCGCGTCGTTGTCGACACAATTGAAGAGCGGCAGGACGTGCGCGGCATCATGGTCCCGTCGCATCCCGAAGTCGCTGATGCTCTTCGCTCCATGATCGACGCGAACGACCTCGCCGCCGAGCTATGCAAATGGAAGCGAGACCGCCTAATCTACGGACGGTCGTACCTGTCCGTCGGCGTCGGCGACGCTGAGGGCGACTACCCGATCATTTGCGTGGAATCTCCCCGTCAAATGACCGTCAAGTACGACTACCGCCGCAAGACCATAACCCGCGCTGTGCGCATCGTGGCCGACCAGGGCGCCGACGGAACGCAGACCCGCTACGCGACGATCTACACGCCCGACACGACCACAACCTATGCGACGGTGGGCGGCGCGTGGCGCGTCGTCGACCGCGACAACCACCAGCTCGGAGTAGTCCCGGTCATCCCGTCCTTCAACCGTCAAATGACGGGCGAAACCACGGGGCACAGCGAGATGGACGACATCATGGGCGTTACGGACGCCGCCGCCCGTGCGATCACGCAGATGCAAGCCGCGTTGGAAACCAGTGCGGTCCCGAAGCGCATCATCATGGGCGCCAAGCGCAGTGACTTCGCCGACCCCAGCGCGTGGACGAACTACCTGAACCCGTTTGTTGCGTTGCAGAACGCGGGTGCGAAGGTCACCCAGCTTGCCCCCGGCGAGCTGAGCAATTTTCATAGCACAATCGAGCTGTATGGGAAGCTTGCCGCGTCCCTGACGGGCTTCCCCGCACGGTATTTCGGCCTCATCACGACGAACCCGCCCGCTGAGGGCGCGATCCGCGCCGAAGAGTCCAAGCTGGTGAAGCGGGTGGAGCGTGTCAACGCCGAGTGCGGGGCCGCCCTCTCCCGCGCGCTCACAATCGCAGCCCGCATCATGGGGCACACCGTCCCCATGGGTGCCGTGAACGTGGCCTGGCACGACCCGGCCACCCCGACGTTCAGCCAGAAGGCTGACGCCTTGCAGAAGCTCACGGGCGGAAAGCCGCTGATTAGCCGTGAGGGCGCGTGGGACGAGCTGGGCTGGGACGATGCAAGGAAAGCGACGGAACGCGCCTACTTGCGCGAGGAGGAGACAGACCCGGACCTGCTTCGGCTCCTGGAAAAGACCACCCCCACGCTGACCGACGACGACCTGGACACCGGCCATGGCATCGATTCCGCCCGCGATTGAAACACACTACGGGTTGGTCCGCCAGCAGGAGGCCCGCGCGCTCGCCGTCGCGACACGCCACTGGCGCCGCCTCGGGCCCAGCTGGATCGCCGACGCGTGGCGCGAGCGCATCCCCGCCGTCACAGCGGCGATCACCACCGCACAACGCACGGCGGCGACGAGCGCCCTCGTCAGCGGCGCCCTAGCCCTCGGCGAACAAGGCCAATGGGCCCCGCCCGACGGCCTCGTCGACCCCGACGCCTTCGCCGGCCTCGCCGCCGACGGACGCAACCTCGACACCCTCCTACGCGGCCCCGCAATCACCACCCGCACACTCATAGCCGGCGGCATGGAACCCGCCCAGGCGCTCGCGGCTGGGGGCCGTCAGCTATCGATGATGGTCCTCACCGAGGTCGCGGACGCGGGCAGGGGCGCGGCCGGCGTGCAGATCGCCGCCCGGCCCCGCGTCGGGTACGTGCGGATGCTGAACCCCCCGTCATGCTCGCGGTGCGTGATCCTCGCAGGCCGCTTTTACCGCTGGAATCAAGGGTTTTTGCGGCATCCCAGGTGCGATTGCACGCATGTGCCGACGATGGTCACGGACCAGGCCGAAGCGTTCGCGCGCGGTCTCATCGACGACCCGTATGAGGCTTTCAACCGTATGAGTGAGGCCGAGCAGAACAGGATATTCACGAACGCGGGCGCCCGCGCGATCCGCGACGGGGCCGACATGTACCAGGTCGTGAACGCCCGCCGCGGCATGAGGTATCGCGGCGCGTTCACCTCGGAGGGCACCAGCCGTCGCGGGTGGGCGGGCCAGATCCTACGGCGGGGCCAGCGCCGCATGACGCCGGAAACGATCTACCGGCTGAACCCCAACCGTGAGCAGGCCGTTGAGGCCCTGCGCGCCCAGGGATACATCATCGGGCGCGGGCAGGTCAGCGGCGGCGCCCTGCGCGGCCAATACGAGGCCACCTATGAGGGTAGACGTTTGACCGCCGCCGAACGCCGCGTCATGATTGCCATCCGCGACTGGCGGGACGTGCAAAACGGCCTCAATCCGTGGACCCCCGCCGCGCAGGAACGCCACGGCGGCGCCCGCATCGGCGGCGCTGACTACCCCCTCACCAGCAAGATCGCCGCCGAAGTTGAGGCCCGCTACTACGCGGCCACAGCGACAGGCGGCGAACTGACACGGATGCGCGCCCTCCTGCGCGCCGCCCACTAAGCCACCGACTCGCGCCGCGACGGCACGCGTCGGCCCCCTCGAGCGATTCGAGAAAGGAACACAACACCCTATGCCCACCGACACCACGCCCGAACAGACGCCGGACACCAACGCCAACGCGCCCGCCGATGAGGAGACCCTCAACGCGGGCGGCGTCAAGGCCCTGCGCGCCGAACGCGACGCTCGCAAGGCCGCCGACGCGCGCGTCAAGGACCTCGAAGCACAGGTCGCGGCTCTGACCGTCAGCCTCGAGGAGACCAAGACCGCCGCCACTACGGCAGCGGAGCAGGCCACGACGCAGGTCACCGACCTGCAAACCCAGCTCGCCCGCCTGCAGGTCATCCACGACAAGGCCGTGCCTGACGCGCTCGCTGACTTCCTGCAGGGAAACACCGCCGAGGAACTCACGGCATCCGCCGAAAAGCTCCTAGCCGCGATTCCCGCGCCGGCCCCGGCCTCTGTCGCGGCGCCCGCGCCTCTGGCTATGCGCCCCGACCCGTCGCAGGGCGGCACGCCCGAACCGTCGACGGCCACAGACGCACTGACGGCCATGTTGATCGAGGCCGTCGGCGGGCGCTGACATCTGAGCAGCCCACACCCACCCCACATCTCACGCTCGAAGGGAGCACCCCATGGCAATCACTGCCGCAAAGAAGCTGGCCGACTTTAACGGCTTTATTAAGCCGGAATTGGCCGGCCCCATTTTCGACGAGGCCGCCAAGGGCTCGGCAGCTATGTCCATCATCAAGAAGGTTCCGCTTGGCGCGTCCGGCCAGGCCTTCCCCATCGTCACCAGCAAGCCCACCGCGAACTGGACCGCTGAGGGAGCCAAGAAGCACACCACCGAGGCCGGCATTGGCCTGGTGAAGATGGAACCCAAGAAGCTCACCGCCATTGCTGTGGCCTCCCAGGAGGTCATTCGCGCCAATCCCGGCGGATATTCGGAGACCCTGCAGGGGCTCCTCGCCGACGCGTTCGCCCGCGCTTTCGACCTGGCAGTCTTTCACAATAAGGGTGGCGACGGGTCTGGTACGTCGCCGTTCGATACCACCCTCGCGGCCACGACCAAGACCCTGACCCTGGGCGCCACCGCCGGGGCCAATACTTACGATGACATCGTGAAGGCAATGTCCCTCAACCTGCAGGGAACTCCCAAGAAGCCGGTCAACGGGTTTGCCCTTGACACGGGGTTCGAGATTGACCTTCTGAACGCGAAGGACACGGCGGGCCGCCCGCTGTTCGCTGAGGCCGCCTACACCGGCGCCGTGCCTGCCCTGCGCTCGGGTTCTCTCCTCGGTCGCACCACTTACCTGCACGAGAACGTGGGTCTTGACAAGATCGTCGGTTTCACCGGCGATTGGACCAAGGCCGCCTGGGGCACGGTCGGCGGCATCACCATGGACATCTCCACGGAAGCCGCCGTCACAATCAACGGCGAGCTTGTCTCGCTGTTTGAAAACAACCTTGTTGCGATCCGCGCCGAGGCCGAGTACGGCTTCGCGGTCGCTGACAAGGACGCGTTCGTCAAGCTCACGCGCAAGTGACCGCGCTGGTCGTTCACTTGACCAGCCCGACGGGCGACCACGTCGCCGTGCCCGCGAGCCAACTCCCACTGTGGGAGCGCCTCGGGTACGTGCGACGTGGCCCCGCCGGGCAACCCGCCACCGCTGACAACTGATAGGGGGCCGCGTGGCCTACGCGACAGTAATTGACGTGGCGGTCACCCTGGGCCGCCCCATCACAGACCAGGACGAACAGGCGCAGATCCTCAACTGGGTCGCCAAGACGGAGCGCATCATCAGTGCCCGCCTCGGAGACCTGGCCGCGCTTGATCGTCAGATCCTCGCCGACGTAATCTCTGAGGTCGTGGCCCGCCGTGTACGCAACCCTGACGGCAAGCGGAATGAGCGGATCGATGACTACAGCTACACGCTGGACGCCGCCGCGTCCGCTGTGGAGCTGACGCTCACTGCAGACGAGTGGGCGCGCCTGTCTCAGGATGGGTCAACGTCGGGGGCTTACATGCCGGTCCTGGCCCCCGCGCCCTGGTATGGGGGCCGCGACGCGGACGCGACGCCGGTGGGTGGTTGGGCATGAGCGCGCGAACTGCCGTAATCGCCGGACGCAAGGCTGCCGAAGCCCTCATGATCGACCGGGCGACCGTCACCCGCCCGACAGTCACCACAGGCCTCGACGGCCTCGACCAGGTCACCGAAACCCCCGTATGGGCTGGACCTTGCAAGGTCCAGACGTATGAGGCGCACGAGACTGCGGCGAACGCCGCCGGTGCGCTCGTTACCATCCAGCGGTACTCGATTCACCTCCCGCACCACGTGGACGCCGTCAGGGTCGGCGACCTGATCCGCGTCGCAGGCTACCTGAGTGTTTTCCGCGTCACTGGGCTGTTCGACAAGACTCACGTCACGAGCAGGCGTTTCCAGGTCGACGTCGAGACCAACGGAGACGACCTCCTGTGACTGGTATCGAGATTGACACCAGTGAGGTCAGGCAGATCGCCGCCGATGCGACCCGCCTCCCCGGCGAACTATCCCGTTGGCTTAGGCCCGCCGTGAGTAAGGGCGCGCTGAACATCAAACGTGCCATGCAAGACGACCTCGAGAAGTCAGGCAACGCCGGCATCCGCCACGTCGCACGGTCCATCTCCTACGACCTCACCGACACCGGCACGACCGTCGAAGCCGAAATCGGCCCCGACAAACCGTCTGGCGCGCTGGCAAACATCGCGTACTTCGGCACCTCGAGGGGCGGCGGCCACACCCGCGACCCCATCGAAGCACTGAACGAGGAGTCAGAGGCGTTTCAGAAGGCAATCGCCGACATCGTGGAGGACCTATGGGGCTGACACTCACCATCATGACCCAGATGCGCGAACGCCTCGCCACCCTCACGTCGGCCGACCAGGCCGTCAAGGCGTTCGTCGGAGACCCACCCAGCAACCCCGGCCTCCCCTTCATTTTCGTGTGGGGACCGCCCACCCTGGCCGCGTCCGAGGCCATGAGCGGATGCGGCGGCGACGTCGACGTACGCCTGCACGTCCAGATCGTCGCCGCGACGACCGTGAACGTCCTCGCGCTCGCGGACGACGTGACGGCACGGCTGCGCGGCTGGGCGCCCACCGTCGAGGGGTGGCGCTGCTTTCCGCTCGCGCACGTCGGAGTGACGGACGTGCGCGCCGATAACAGCACGGTCGGCGCGCCCGCGAACCGCGCGCCCCGCTACTGCACGATCACCCTGCGCGCCCGCGCCACACCCACGAAGGAGACCTGAATGGTCACCGCCTACAACACCAGAACCCGCGTCTTTCAGGACATCCCCGAGCACTGGATAGATCACCCGATCTGGGGTGAGGACTGGACGCTCACCCCGCCTCCCGAGGCACGCGAACCGCTGTGTTGCGGCCAGGAGGACACCCCCGACGCCCCCGACAGTGGGGACGACACCACCGACACCCCTACCGAAGGAGACTAACCATGACAGGGGCGAAAACCCTCGCCGACGGACGAATCACCCTGTGGGCGCTCACCGCGAAGCCGCAGAACATCGCATCCCCGTCCGTCACCGAAATCAATGCTGGCAAGAAGATTTCTTGCCACATCATGAAGTCGGATTACGCGCTCGGCGCTGACTCCGACGCCGAAATCACGGAGCAGGAGATGTGCAAGACCGGCGAGGGCAAGGCCCCCGGCCCCACGTCCTACGCCGGCAACGTCACTGTTTTCCGCTACCTCGACGACAATGGTCAGCCCGACCCGTCCGAGGACTTCGTCTGGGACCTCATCAAGAAGAAGGGGACCACGATCTGGCTTGTGGAACGCGAAGGCCCCGTCGAATCCAAGAACATTGCCGAAGGCGACATCGTCTCGGTGTACGAGGTTGTCCTCGGCACGCCGACCAAGCCGTCCGACCGCTTCGCTGGGTATATCAAGCGGACAGCGAAGCTGAACGTCATGAACGCAGCGGAAGAGGTCAAGGTGGTCGCGGTACAGCCTGCCTAATCTCGCCCCTCATCTCCCGCCCGGCAGGTTCCGTAATGGGCTGCCAGACCTGCCGGGCGGGCACACCCACCAACGGCAGCCCAGACCCACACAGCTACACATAGGAGCATGGCATGGCAGCCAACGACGAGCTCAGCATGAACGACCTCAACCTCACGCACACCAACCCCGACGAGACCATCACGCCCGAAACGTTTGACCTCGCCGCCTGGATCGCAGGCGTCACCCCCGTGGAACGCACGGTGACCGTGTACGCTCACGGCCACCTGTTCGCGGTCCTGTCCGCCCTCGAAGCCGAATACAACGAGGCCAAGGCCGCCGTGAACGTCGACGACATGCGCGACGCCAAGGACAAGATGCGCACTGTAGCCAACCAGATCCGAGCGTCGGCTCTCGACATCACCGTGCAAGGCCGATCAGCCGACTGGGTGCAGCGTTTCCGCAAGGACTGTGAAGATCGTGGCCTGGACGGCGACGAAACGACCCTGGAGCAGCTCGCCGCACAGATCATCGCGCCCGAAGGCATCACACCGGCCATGCTCGCAACCCTGCGCGCCCGCATCGAACCGCAGGTTGTCGCCCTGCTTCAGGCCGTCGCCGCCGTCAATACACAGACCCCGCGTATCTCGGTCCCTTCCTGACGGAGTGCTTGGACCGGCCAGCAGGCGCGTGGCTGGTCCGGGCGCTCCGAAGCGCGAAGAAGTGGGGCGCGCGACCGACTGAGTTCCTGGGCATCCCCGGCGACGGGTGGTGCGACACCGACCGTGCCCTCGCGGGCGCGCTCGACATGTACGAGGACACCCGCGTCGGATCGTACGGGTACCCTCGTCGCCTCACAGAAGGCGATTATGAGGGGTACTTTGAAGTTGAAGAGTGCCAAGACAACGCTCAGCTCGCGTTGGATATTTGGCGCAAGCGCAACAAAAACGGGCCGTCGCCAGGCATGGTGCCTCGCGTGGTGTTCACTGGAACCGAGGAATAAAAAGGGTTACGCGCCCCTGGTGGATTGGCGTGTTGGCGCGCAGAAAGGACACCCATGACCGAACGTAGCGTCAAGGTTACACTGCGCGCCAACGTCGCAGATTTCAACCGGCAAATCAAGTCCGCCGCGACGAGCCTGGAGCAGCTCGCCGCGACGGGCGACCCGACCGGCAAGGTCGCGGAGACCACCATGGGCCGCCTCGCGCAGTCAGCCCAGCTACAGCGCGCCGCCTGGGACACCGCCTCAACAGCAATGGTCGGGTACGGTGTCGCAGCGGCCGCCGCCTCCGCCTACGTTGTTAGGTCTTTCGCTGACTTTGACCAGGCCATGAGCAACGTGCAGGCAGCGACGCACGAGTCCGCTGAGAACATGAACCAGCTCCGTGAGGCCGCTATTCAGGCTGGCGCCGACACGGCGTTCAGCGCGTCCGAAGCCGCCGGGGCCATTGAAGAGCTCGCCAAGGCGGGCGTTTCGACCGCTGACATCCTGAACGGCGGCCTAAAGGGGTCGCTCGACCTGGCCGCCGCGGGCGGTCTGGGTGTCGCGGATGCGGCGGGTATCGCGTCGGTGGCCCTGACGCAGTTCAAGCTCTCTGGGTCTGACGTTGGCCACGTCGCCGACCTCCTCGCCGCGGGCGCGGGCAAGGCCATGGGCGACGTGTCTGACCTCGGTATGGCCTTGAAGCAGGCGGGCCTCGTCGCTTCCCAGACTGGCCTCAGCATCGAGGAAACCACCGGCGCGCTCGCGTCTTTCGCCGCCGCCGGTCTCCTCGGCTCGGACGCGGGCACGTCCTTCAAGACCATGTTGCTCAACATGACGCCGCAATCCAAGCAGGCCGCCAAGTACATGGACGAACTCGGAATCCACGCATACGATGCGCAGGGCCAGTTCGTCGGCCTCGCCGCCTACGCGGGCCAGCTTCACGACAGCCTGTCAAAGCTCACCGCAGAGGACCGCCAGGCCGCCCTCAAAAAAATGTTCGGCCAGGACGCAATCCGCGCCGCATCGATCCTGTATGAGCAGGGTGCAGAGGGCATCCAGTCGTGGATTGACAAGGTCAACGACGCCGGCTACGCGGCGGAAACCGCAAATGCCCGAATGGACAACCTCAAAGGCGACATCGAGAAGCTCGGCGGCTCCTTCGAGACCCTGTTCATCAAGAGCGGCAGCGGCGCTAACAGCTTCCTGCGCAGCATCGTGCAGGGCGCAGAGCAGGCCGTCAACGCCTTCAGCGCACTCCCCGCACCTGTGCAGCAAGGCGCGCTCGGCCTCGCCGCCTTCACATCCGCCGCCGCCCTCGCCGCAGGCGGAGGCATGAAGCTGTTTACCATGGTGATGGACATTCGCACCGCCATGCAATCCCTGAACGGCTCCATCCCATTCCTGACCCGGATCATGGACGGATTCAGCGGCATGCGCGGCGGCCTCACGGAGACCCGCGCCGCTATCGGCGGGTTCGGCAACGCCTGGGCCACCGCACGCGCGAACGGCGTGTCCAACGTTCGCGCCCTGTCACAGGCAGCCACACCCGCCCTAGCGGGGATCGGCAACGCCGCCAAGGGCGCAGGATCAGCACTCCTGGGCGCGTTCGGCGGCCCGTGGGGCCTGGCCGCGACCGCCGCCGTGGTCGGCCTGACAGCCGTCCTAGGCGACTACCAGGCGCAGCAAGCACGCGCGTCCGCCGCAGCCAAGGAATACGCGGAAAGCCTGAACAGCGTCACGGGCGCCGCGACGGAATCGACCCGCGCTATCGCACTGCGTAACCTATCCGAGGACGACAGCGGATTCTGGAAGCTGTTTGACTCAAAGCGCGCGAAGTCCGCAGCCGACGCCTACAAACAGCTCGGCGGCGACATCAACGACCTGGTAGACGCCGCCGCAGGCTCATCCGACGCAATGGAACGCGTTAACCGCACCCTAACCGCTGCGCACGACGCTGCAAAGACCAGCCCGGCAAAGACGAAAGAATACCTGGAACTGTCGAACCAGGTTAAAGAGTCCCTCAACAGTGAGAGCGAAGCTCTCACCAAGGCAAAGGAGCAGAACGACCTCGCCGCCGAAGCTGGCGTCAAGAACGGCAACGCGCAGGACCAGCTCGCGGGCGCCGCGAACAAAGCAGCCAAGGCCATGGAGGACCAGGCCAAAGCCACCCACGACCTGATCGACGCGCAAAAAACTCTGCAGGACATCATCCTTGGCGAGCGCGGATCCTGGCGAGACCTCTACGATGCCATCGACTCCGCAAACGCAGCAGTCGAAAAAAACGGCCAGACCCTCGACATCACCACTGCCGCCGGGCGTGCCAACCAGGCCGCCCTCGACGATCTCGCACAATCCGGCTGGAAACTCGTTGAATCCATGGAAAAGAATGGCTCAACCATGGAGGACATGCAAGGCGCAATGCAATTGACGCGCGACAACTTTATCAGTGTCGCGCAATCAATGGGATTGTCATCTGACGAGGCCGCCGCGCTCGCGGATCAACTGAATTTGATCCCCACCAACATTGAGTCTCACGTTACGGCTGAAACAGAGGCAGCAAATGCGTCTGTTGATGCGTTTATCGCATATGTGCAGGCTCAGAATGGTGGAACGATCACTATCAATGCCGTTAATGATTCGGCTATCACGACGATTCTGGAGACGTTGGGATATGCGCAGAATCAGGACGGGACCATCGATATTGACGCCAATAAAGATCCGGCTATCGCGCAGTTGGTGGCTGCTGTTGGCGAGGTCGACGCGGCCACGGGCACGGTAACAATCGATGGTAATAACGACGAGGCAAACAGGAAGCTTGACGCAATCAAGGCAGAGATTGATGGGTACAACCCGTACGTCAATATCAATGCCAATGATTACGTAAGTAGCGTCATGAACGGGATCAAGGCTACATGGGATGGACAGACGTGGTATGTGAACGTCGTCGGCACATATAGCCAGAGCGGCGGGCCGTCTGCGCAGGCCGACGGGTCTGTCCTGTCATTCTACGCGGGTGGTGGTTTCCACCGCGAGCAGCACGTCGCGCAGATCGCCCCCGCAGGGGCCTGGCGCGTGTGGGCAGAACCCGAAACCGGGGGCGAGGGCTACATTCCTCTCGCCAAGGCTAAGCGCAAGCGCAGCGAGGCGATCCTCGCACAGATCGCCGACATCTTCGGTGGAACGTACATCCCTGGGGCGGCGTCGCCGTACGCGACAGGCGGTGTCCTCGGCGGCTCTGGCGCTGGCCTGTCTGGCGCGTCAATTCACGTGACCGCACTTGTCACCAACCCCTGGACAGGTGAAGAGACACGCGCTTTTGCCCGAACAGAAGCAGTCAAGGTCGTGAGGAGCGTACAGTGACAATTAAAGCGTGGGTCTCGAAAGAGACCGGGTTGCCGTCGTTTTTCCTGGACGGGAAAGACCTCGGTGCTCGGGTCTACGCGGGGGCGCGCCTCGTGAACCCGCCTGGGACTCCGCAGGTGTTCAGCGACATGTTCGCTGCCCCCGGTGTAGAGACCGAGTACGCCGTCGGGAGCATGCGTTATGGCCTGCGTCGTGTCGGCCCACCGCACGCTCTGGCGTCGCTTGACGGGCGCGTAACCGCCGCAGTCTCATGGGTCGGCGACGACGAACGGGCGTATGACACGCGCGTCGCCACGTTCGACCTGCAGGACCGTCGCACTGCAATCGCGCGATACGCGACCGTCTCGGCAGAACCCACTGGGCGGCTTGAATTCCTCGCATACGCTCAGGAATCCGCGCGTGTTGAGCAGCTACTCGATATGAGGCAGCCCATCGTGTCGCTGCACTCGCACGCTGCGTGCGGCCTGCGTGACTGTGACGTGCCCGAGGTCAGGTGCGTGACAGTCACCAGCGCCTCGTCGAAGCGCACAGGTCGACGTGACCGCGTACGCCGCGAGTGGACGCTCGATTACAAGCCCGCCGACATGGAGGAAGCTGCAACAGCGGCGGGCGGCGGCTCGCTGATCACCTGGGGTGCAGTCCAAGCAAAGTACGGCAAGTGGCGACACATGACATACCTACAGGCTGCACAATGGATGGCAGGACTCCCGCTGTGAGGCCCGGACCCGATGTGCCCGTCCTGTCCGGGCCAGTCACCATCACGCCAGTGGTAACGGCAGAATTCAGAGGCGTGTCCGCCATTATCCCCGCGTGGGACGTACAGATTGAGGCGTCATCTGATCGCGCTGTGCAGACTCGCGTGACGTTTTCAGCACCCCCGGAATACGTGCCCGCATCCTGGGATGACCCGCTGGCGTGCTTCGGCCAGCGCGTCCACATCGCCGCGCGCATCGCGTCGCCCCGCGGCGAGTGGGACGTCCAGGTGGGCGTCTACCAGATCGAGAGCTGGGAAGAGTCTGTTGACGGCCACGTGGCCGTCGAGGCGTTGGATTTGACGCAGCGCCTCGAAAAAAACGAGATGCTCTGGCCCTCATCCCCACCCGATGGCGCGACGCTCGCCTCCGAGGTGCAGCGCCTAGCGGGCGAGCCGAGCGACGGCGGTATCCAGACCGCAGTCGCCCGCAATTTCAGCATCCACCGCCTATTCGAGTGGGGCACCGGGCGTCTCGACGCCATCCAAAAACTCGTCGAGGCCTTCGGAATGGTCTACCGCGTCACCCCCGACGGTATCCTCCACGTCACGCCCCCGACGCCTACGGATGCGGCTGTCGCTACCTATACAGGCCGCGATCTGCTGATCTCCGCTAACCGCCGCAGCCGCGAGCGCCAGCCCAACCGATGGATGGTCACTGGCTCCCCCAAGACCGACGCGTCTGAGCGCGACGACGGCGGGGAAAAGGAAGAAATCAAGTGGGCGGCGGTCGTCAGCAATTGGACTGACCCACGATACCGGGCTGATACGTACGGTGTCGTGACGTCCAGTAACACTATGGATGTGGCTGAGTCTGAGGACCAGATCCGTGAGGCGGCAGAAACGTACATGGCGTCCTCGCTAGCGGCGTCGGAGGCGCGCGCTCTGCAGATTGTCACGGATCCGCGCCTCGAGCTCGGTGACGTTGTCGACGTGCGCGTCACACACCTGAACAGCAGCGAGGCCCTGCGAGGCCGGGTGACGGGCTACTCCATGACGCTTGATGATCCGGCGCAGGTCATGCGCGTTGACGTCGAAGTACAAGATGGGAGGTAGGTGCCTGTGGATAGCTTATCTTCGTGGCTTGATATTTCGCCGCCGCGGCGGTCAACGGCTATGGACGTCATGGCGGGTACGGTCACCTCGATCTACGACGAGGCTAACGGCCTCGTCGAGGTACACCTTGACGGTTCGCCTGATGGGCAGACTGTGATCACGCAGTCTGCTGCTGGCCTGACCTACATTGGGGCGCGCGTGCGCGTTTCGCGTGGGTCTGATGGGGCTGCGACGATGGCGCACGCGCCTGCTGTGCGCGCGCCGCGCGGGACACCGACCGTCGCGGTCGGTGAGACCGGCAGGGCTCTGCAGGATCTCGCTGGAAAGTACACAGCGCTCGTTGATACGAGTGCGCCTGTGCTCGGCTGGGACTCGGGTATCCGGTCCACCGGATACGACTTACCACCCACGTACTGGGCTAGGCTCCCGCTTTTCGAGGGCGGCGAGCTCGCCGCGTGCAGCGGCTTCACGCAGGACGGCACGTCCAAGGCTTACGAGGTCGCTGTGGAGGCTCCGGGCCTGTATGCGGTGAGCGCGCGCGTCCACGCGTGGTCGACGGGCTGGGACGGCCCGATCACCTGCGGAGTGAGCGTGCATCGGTCAGGAGCTGCCGCGCCGTCGAGCGTGTGGGACACGCACCCGCGCGCTGACGCATACGCGCCCGAACGCCAGTACGCGACGCCGACCGCGTACGGGATCGTGCGCCTCAACCTCGGTGACTCGATCAGCGTCCTCGTGAGAAACGGCCAATCCTCCACGGTGGGCGTGTGGGGGTGGGCCATCAGCGCAGCCCTCGTCGCCACCTCTAATCGATAGGAAGAAGCATGCAGAAACGCTGGAACGGCGTACAGATACCGACCGCAGCGGATGATTATCTGGCCTCCTGGCCGGTCACGGCGGACTCCATCAACAACATCACGACGTGCCACAATCAGGCGTCTGCGGATGCGATTGTCAACGCGGCGAAAGCCGCAGGCACAGTTGTCTCCGAGTCCAGCCCGGTATTTGTCTATAGGACCGACCTCGGGTGCCTGACTGCGTGTAACGGGCGCGGGTGGGCTGACGTGTCGGGCAGGAATCTGCCCTGGCAGACCCTGCCGGTGTCGTCAGGATGGGCGGTGGCTGGCGGCCACACGCCCACGATATGCATGCGCGGCGGCGTCGTGCAGATTTCCGGCGCCGTTGTCTCAAATGGGGGGGATCAGGACAACATCCTGACAATCCCCTACCAGTTCAGACCATCGTCTGAGCAGTTTATCGGCGCGTCAGTCACCGCGAACGGCTCGGACTTCGAGTCAACGTACGCGGAGCTAAGGATCCAAACCAACGGGCGTTTGGGTATTAAGCGCTACACGACGGTGCGCCTCGGTAACGGCTGGATCGTGCCGATCTCGGCCTGCTACATCCCCTGGTGACAAACAGAAAGGACTGCTATGGGCGAATTCGCCCCAGCCCACTACTACGAGCAACGTGAAATTCCGTGCCGTGTGGTTGTTATCCACACAATGGAGGCCCCAGAGGGGTCTCAGACAGCGGAGAACGTCGCCCGCTACTTCGCTGGCGGCAGCGTCGTCGCGTCCGCGCACGCGTGCGTGGATGAGGACTCTGTCGTCGTCTGTCTCCCCCCGTCCGCCGTCGCGTTCGCAGCCCCCGGCTGCAATTCCGATGGCTATCAGGTAGAGCATGCCGGGTACGCCCGCCAGTCCCCCGAGGAGTGGGGCGACGCCTCGTCAGTCAGCATGCTCAAGCTATCCGCCGCACACACCAGGCAGATCGCACAGCAGCTCGGTATCCCGCTCCGTCACCTCAGCGATGACGAGCTCGCAAACGGCGCATCGGGGTTCGTAGGACACGACCAGGTGTCCCGCGTCTACAAGAAATCTGATCACACCGACCCAGGCGCGTCGTTCCCGTGGGCCTACTACATGGCCCTCGTCAACGGCAACGAAACAACCACAGAACCCGAACACAAGGAAGAAGAGGATATGCAGTTCATCCGCAGCCGACAAACCGGCACCATCTACGCAGTCACCCCCCTGGCAGTCACCTCCATGAAGTCCGCCAAGACGTGGACGGACATGGTCAAGGCCTACGCCCTCGACGACTCTTACACCGTCAGCCTCGACGACGGAGACATCGCGTCCATCGCCGCTGACGCCGCCGCACGCCGCAAGCTCATCGCCGACGATATCGCCGCCGCCATCAAGGCAGGTGTCTGATGAACAACCTCATCATCAGTCTCCACCAGGACCCCTTCGTCATGACGGTCCTCTGCGGCATCATCTGGCCGCTCATCCAGGCGGCGCTGGACCGACCATGGTGGACCCGCGAGCGCCGCGTCGGCCTGCTTGTCGTCGTCGCGCTGGTGGTGACTGCGGGCGTGTGGGTCGCTGGGGTGTACCCGGCGACTTGGCGTCTGCTCACGGCGCAGTTGTCGGTGTTCCTCGGCGTCGCGTGGAGCGTGTACCAAATCCTCGCCAGCGTCAAGATCAACGGCTGGTCTCTCCTGGATTGGGTGGGCATTGTGACGCCCGGCGGCGTGGATCGCGACGATCTGATGGGCGGCGACGAGGAGAGGATTGAGTGAGCCCTGCTGAGTTCGTGGCGGTGATGAGCGCCGTCAGCGGCCTTGCTGGCGGCCTCGTCACCGCCGTGAGCGTGGCGACCGGCCTGAAATGGGGCCGCGAGAAAGCTAAGGCCGATGCCGAGCTCGCTCGCGAGCAGGTCGGTAAAGCGAAGGCCGACCGGCTGCACGCGGAGACATCCGCGCAACTCGAGGCTATCGCGGGCGATATAAGCGCCCGCCTCGCCGCCCTCGATGAGGCCGTCGCTGAGGTGCGTCATGAGGTCACGCCTAATCACGGCGGGTCCATGAAGGACGCCATCAACCGTGTCGAAAGCGCGCAGGCCACGGTCCTGCAGACCCTCAACGCACACGGTAACGCGCTGGACGCTCACGGTCAGCTATTGGACGCGCACGGCCAGCTATTGGGTCAGATCGCCGCCCGCCAGGACAGCGATCTGGCTTCATTGTCTACAAGGATTGACACACTCGCATCCACTGCTGCGGCTGAGCATGAGCTGCTGCGTCGCGGCCTCACAGAAAGCTAGATTATGGCTGTCTCAATTCGCGGGCGCGTTACCGGCCCGACCGGAAAGCCCGTCTCGGTCGCGCTCAACGCGACTCCCGTGCCCAACCCCTCGCGCACGCAGGCGGGTGATATCGTCGTGGGCGGTCTCCTCGCCGACGCGCAGGACGGAAACGTCGACGCGGCGGTCGCCCCAGGGCGCTATGTGTTTTCCCCGCCCGCGCGGGGA